AGGAGCTATAGTAATAGTCATGACGCGATGGTCAGTGCGTGATTTAACTGGTCGCTTAATTAGGGATATGGGCAAAGGTTTAAAAAATGATCAGTGGGAAGTTATTGAGCTTCCTGCGATTTTACCGAGTGGTGAGCCTGTCTGGCCAGAGTATTGGTCGCTAGAAGAACTAGAAAGCGTACACGCAGCATTGGGTAAAGGTCCAAAATGGCATGCTCAGTACATGCAGAAACCGACGGCAGAAGAAGGTGCACTTATTAAACGGGAATGGTGGAAAGAATGGACACACAAAAAGCCACCTAAGTGTGAGTATATTATTCAAAGTTACGATACCGCTTTTTTAAAAACTCAAACCAGTGACTTTAGTGCGATTACTACATGGGGTGTGTTTTACCCTGAAGGACGTATCGGTGAAGAACTCTACACAGGGGAAGCAGCACACATAGTATTACTCGATTCCGTAAAAGATAGGTTAGAATTCCCCGAACTTAAAAAGAAAGCCCTCGAGTTATACGAATACTGGGAACCCGATACCGTTATTATAGAGTCTAAAGGGAGTGGGACTCCGTTAACCCAAGAATTACGTCGAATTGGTGTACCAGTACAAAATTTTACCCCGAGTAAAGGATCAGACAAAGTAGCTAGAGTAAATTCATGTTCACCGTTATTTGAATCGGGCATGGTCTGGAAGCCTGACGAACCATGGGCGGATGAAATGATAGAAGAATGTGTGGCTTTTCCTGCAGGTGACCACGATGACTTGGTGGACAGTATGAGTCAGGCGTTATTGCGATTTCGTCAAGGAGGCTTTATCCAATTGGATTCAGATTATGAAGATGAATACGAAAGTTACCGTGAACGGAAAATGGTTTACTATTAATAATAGTTATTATAAAGTGAGGTACCATTGTGGCGATTGAAAAAGAAAGCACCTCTATTGTATTGGGCGAAATTGATGAAGTTCCTCCTTTTCCCGAAGAAGAAATTGAATTAGAGATAGAAGAAGACGATGATGCTACCGTTATTGATTTAGACCCTCAAGTAGAATCCCCCCAAACCAATTTTGAGGATAATTTAGCAGAATACCTAGATGATGACACTCTAGGTAAATTAGCCAGTGAACTAACAGGTTACTTTGAAGAAGATAAAGAATCTAGAAGTGATTGGTACACTGCCTTTGCTAAAGGCTTAGACTTATTAGGTATAAAACAAGAAGAACGTACCCAGCCGTTCGAGGGAGCCAGTGGAGTTAACCACCCTTTATTAAGTGAAGCGGTCACTCAATTTCAATCACAAGCCTATAAAGAATTATTGCCTCCAGGAGGACCAGTCAGTACACAAGTGGTGGGTGATGATAATTCGGAAATAATTCAACAATCTAGACGTGTAAAAGAATTTATGAATTATCAGATTACGCATGTTATGGAAGAATACGATCCTGAAATGGATCAATTATTGTTTTATCTACCGTTATCGGGAAGTGCGTTTAAAAAAGTTTATTTTGATACAATGTTAGACAGAACGGTAAGTCGTTTTGTTAAGGCAGAAGATTTCGTGGTGAGTTATGCCACTACTGATTTATCTAATTCACCACGATACACTCACGTTATGACTATGACCGAAAATGATTTGCGTAAAATGCAACTAAACGGTATGTATTTAGACATGGAATTAACAGGAGCCAGTATCCCTACGGAAAACCAAGTTCAAGAAAAGATAGACAGAATGGAAGGGGTTAAACCTAATTACGCAGATAATAATGACCTCTATACTGTTTTAGAAATGCATGTTGACTTAAAGTTATTAGAAATAGAAGACCATGGATTTGCGTGCCCTTATATAGTAACTATTTGTCAAGACACTACTAAAATACTGTCTATCCGTAGAAACTGGGAACCTAATGATACACTCTACAGTAAGTTAGATTATTTTGTACAATACAAGTTTTTACCAGGACTAGGGTTTTATGGGTTTGGGTTAATCCACATGATTGGTGGTTTAACTAAATCGGTTACTTCGATATTAAGACAATTAATTGACGCAGGAACATTAGCTAATTTACCTGCAGGCTTTAAAGCCAGAGGGATGCGTATTCAAGGCGAAAACGAACCCCTACAACCAGGAGAGTTTAGAGATGTAGATGTAGCTGGTTCTACTATTCGGGACGCCTTAATGCCGTTACCTTATAAAGAGCCTTCTAATGTATTAGCTCAATTATTGGGTGTATTGGTAGATTCAGGTAGAAGATTTGCTTCTATCACAGATATGCAAATGGGGGACTTAGGTAATCAAGAAGTCCCAGTAGGCACAACGGTAGCGATGTTAGAACGTGGCACTAAAGTAATGAGTGCTATTCATAAGCGTTTACATTTTGCACAAAAGAAAGAATTCAGATTATTAGCGTCACTGTACGCAAGGTACTTACCGCCTCAATATCCTTATGCTCTTCCAGGAGGACAGGGTTATGTGATGGCACAGGACTTTGACGAGCGAGTAGATGTTATACCTGTGAGTGACCCTAATATATTTTCCATGGCACAGCGTGTGTTAATCGCACAACAAATGTTGCAAATGGCACAGGCATCACCAGATATACATAACTTACCTGAAGCGTATCGTAGAATGTACGATGCTTTAGAAATAAAGAACGTAGACTCTTTGTTTCAACAAGAACAAGAAGTGCCTCCGAGGGATCCTATTTCCGAGGAACAGGCAGCCATGTTAGGACAACCGATACAGGCTTTCGAGTGGGAAGATCACGAAGCCTATATTGCAGCACATAGTGCGTTTATACAAAACCCAATGGTTCAGGATAATCCAATGGCGATACAAACAATCAGTGCTAATATACAAGAACATCAAGCGATGCTATACAAACAGCAAATTGAACAGGTAATGGGGCAACCGTTACCGCCTCTGGAGCAAATGACACCAGAAATAATGAATCAAGTTGCGTTTGCTTCTGCGCAAGCCACTGCTGAGGTAACAGGTAGAGCGAAAGCTGTACAAGAAGCTGTTGAACTACAACGAATAGATCCAGTTATTGAAGTTCAAAAAGAGGAAATTGCCCAGCGTGCACAAAAAGATGCTACTCAAGCACAACTTGATGCAGAGAAAATAATCTCTACTGAAGCAATTGCCGAAATGAAGATTGCAGCAGACAGAGAGAAAACATTAATACAAGCACAACAGGAGGCTGATCGTACGTTTGCGGATACGCTTAAACAGGTACGGGAAGCTGACACTAAAAGTAGAGGAGACTAAATATGCCAAGTAAAGAGGGATATCCAGGAATCAAAAAGAACCCAATTAAAGGTTTAGACGGTACTAAAATTAAAAAGATTACCCGAAAAGCTAAAGGTGGCGGAGCTGCCAAGAAAGGTTTGAAGTTCGTAGAATACGGGAGGACGTAATGCCAAAAGGTAAAAAGTACACAGGCTATGCTGGTGGTGGACCAGTAGAAACTGAAGACCAACGTTCAAAAAGAATGGAAAAAGAAGACATCAAGGTAAGAGGCTATTTTCATGGAGGAAAAGTTAAAGGTTACGGTGGTGGCGGAAAGGTTAAAAAGAAAAAATAATGCCACAACAAATGCCGTTATTTGTTCCTGAAAGTGCATGGGCACCCCCAGAAGTACTGCCTGATCTAAGCACTGCTAAGGAAATAGCAATAGACCTAGAAACACACGATCCCGACCTTACTACAAAAGGTCCAGGATGGGCTACGAACACAGGGGAAGTGGTCGGAGTAGCTGTTGCCACTGCCGATTGGTATGGGTATTTACCCTTTAAGCATCAAGGAGGAGGAAACTTAGAAAAGGGTTTTGTTCTTAAATGGCTTAAAAAACAATTAGCTACTCCCAGTGATAAAGTTTTTCACAATGCTTTATACGATGTGGGATGGTTAAGACGTATGGGTTTAGAAGTATCAGGAACGATACAAGACACCATGATTGCTGCACCTTTAATTAATGAAAATAGAAATAGATATTCATTAGATTCACTAGGGTCAGAGTATTGTGACGAACGTAAAGACGAAGCGTTGCTTAAAGAAGCAGCTAATTCTTTTGGAGTTGACCCAAAAGCTGAAATGTGGAAGTTACCAGCTAATTATGTTGGACCTTACGCAGAGCAGGATGCTGTACTGACACTAAAGTTATGGTATAAGCTAAGAGACCTATTAGAAAA